GCCGATGGGTACGAAAAAGCCCTTAAGAAAGCGCAAGAGTACGAAGAAAGACTCGGCACCAAAGACGGAAGCTTCTTCGATAGTGATCGATACGTCAAACTTAAACAATACTTCACAGCCACAAATGATTGAAGTTGTTCAACCTGTAAGAGATAATGTCATCTTTAGACCGAACCCCGGTCCTCAGACGAACTTTCTTGCAGCTAGTGAGCGAGAAGTATTGTACGGTGGAGCCGCTGGTGGTAGAGGCATGGGCCTTTCTCTTGCTACCTTTTGTCAGTAATGACATCAAAATAAACTTCGTGAATTGCTGGAAACTTTTGATGATGTGATTGTGCTACAACGTAGTCGGTAACGACAAGCGTGAATGCTTGAAAAACAATTACTAGAAACAATCAGCAGCCAAGCGGGTGTGTGTACAAAGTACAACCCTGAAGGTTCAGAGACTATCCCGAAAGGGAGTAGGGGTAAAGAAATTCCCCGAAGCGCGAAGCCCCTCTAACACAGGGTGAAGATATAGTCCGGGGCATATCTATCCAGCATAGCTGAAGGAACAATATGAAGTATTGTCTATATAAAGTCACATCCCCATCAGGGAAGATGTACATAGGAATCACTAACAACTTCAAACGAAGAATGAAGGAACATGGCTCCAGCCCTTACGCTTTTGGTCATGCGCTTCGCAAGTACGGCAGGGATGCTTTTACTTATGAGTTTGAAATGTTTGAAACAGTTGAAAAAGCTTTAGCTCGTGAAGCAGAGCTTGTCAACTTAGAAGTTTTGAACAGCAGAGTGTTGTATAACGAAACAACAGGTGGTTCATTAAGTAACTTCTTAGCGAACAACAACCCAATGCATAAGCAAGAAGTTGTTGATGCTCATCCCAATGTGTGGAAGAAAGGTGGTTGTAACAACCCTATGTTCAATCCAGCTTCTAAACAGAAGATGATTGAAAGCCAAGCCTGCAAAAAGGTTAGCATAGATGGTGTTGTATATTACGGTGTTAGAGAAGCAGCAAGGCGGCATGGTATATCCAGACAACTTGTTGTGTTTAGATTAAAGTCTTCTAACCAACCTACGTGGTTTTATGTCACTGAATAGATATGCCTCGGGGAAATCATACGCCATTCTTGCCGACCCTTTGCGGTATATGGCACACCCACAGTTTAGTGGACTAATTCTTCGACACACCACAGAAGAACTACGAGAGTTGATTTGGAAGTCTCAAGAGATGTATCCAAAAATCTATCCCGGTATTAAGTGGAGTGAGCGAAAGATGCAATGGCAGCATCCAAGTGGTGGCAAGTTGTGGATGTCCTACCTTGACCGTGACGAAGATGTCATGCGGTATCAAGGTTTGTCGTTCTCCTACATCGCATGGGACGAATTGACACAGTGGCATACCCCTTTTGCCTACAACTACATGCGTTCTCGTCTGCGTACAGCAGCACCAGACCTGCCTGTATTTATGAGAGCCACCACCAACCCCGGTGGTCCCGGTCATCAATGGGTTAGGAAGATGTTTATTGTGCCTGCATCGCCCGGTAAAAGCTTCTACGCCACCGATGTTGAGACAGGAGAGACACTTGTCTACCCTAAAGGGCACAGCAAAGAAGGTTTGCCGTTGTTTAAACGTAAGTTTATATCGGCTAAGCTGGCAGACAACCCCTATTTGGCTGAGTCTGGTGACTACGAAACCATGTTGTTGTCTCTACCGGAGCATCAACGTAAGCAATTGCTTGAGGGAAACTGGGATATTGCAGAAGGTGCAGCGTTTTCTGAGTTCAATAGGGCCGTTCACGTAGTAGAACCCTTCATTATCCCCAGTAGTTGGCCTAGATTTAGGTCTGCTGACTACGGATATGGTAGCTATAGCGCTGTATTGTGGTTTGCTGTAGCACCTGACGACAGTTTGGTTGTCTATAGAGAGCTTTATGTCAGCAAAGTGCTGGCAGAAGACCTTGCCATCATGGTGATGCAGGCTGAAGATGGTGAAAAGATTCGTTATGGTGTACTAGATAGCTCATGCTGGCACAAACGTGGCGACACCGGACCGTCAATTGCAGAACGAATGATTATGAAGGGTTGCCGTTGGCGACCTGCTGACCGTTCCGCTGGTAGTCGCATCGCAGGTAAGAACGAGATACATCGCCGCCTGCAAATTGACACCATGACGGAACAACCTCGTATTGTTTTCTTCAATACCTGTACACAAATCATTGCCGATCTACCAACTCTACCGATTGACAAGACAAACTTGGAAGACATCAATACTAAAGTTAGTAATGATCACACATATGATGCATTACGTTATGGCGTAATGAGTCGTCCACGTAGCGGCTTGTTTGATTTTGACCCTATGTCACAAAACTCTGGTATTCGTATAGCAGACGAAACATTTGGCTATTAAATCGCTACATGTTATACCTTTCATTATAATTTGGAACACCTATGGCACTCATTGATAAACCCTCTAACGATAAGACACTGGCTCTTGACGATACGTCAAACGATAACGACTTGCTTGCTGGCTCAGGCTTGATTGATTTCGTTCAAAAGCGATATAACAAATCTGAAGAGTCTCGTCGTACCGATGAAGAGCGTTGGCTCCGTGCCTATCGCAACTATCGCGGTCTGTATGGTCCTGATGTTAAGTTCACCGAGACAGAAAAGAGCCGTGTGTTTGTGAAGGTTACAAAGACTAAGACATTGGCTGCGTATGGTCAGATTACAGATGTGTTGTTTTCTAACAACAAATTCCCTTTGAGCATTGACCCGTCTGTTTTACCAGAAGGCGTGGCAGAGGATGTTCATTTCGATCCTAAGCAACCTGAAGCTGCTCCTCAAATTCCGTTTGGTGAAGAAGGCGCTGCTAGTATTGGCAAAGACTTCGACTTGGATACTCTTGAGCAAATGCTTGGTGCATTGAAGGATGACTTGAAAGATGTGCCCGGCTTGAAGATGGGTGTTGGTGCATCACCTACCTCTGTCACTTTCAGTCCTGCAATGGTGGCTGCTAAGAAGATGGAAAAGAAAATCCATGACCAGCTTGAAGAGAGTGGTGCTAGTAAACATCTTCGTGCTTCGGCATTTGAGATGGCACTGTTTGGTACAGGCGTGATGAAGGGTCCGTTTGCTACCACCAAAGAATATGCAAACTGGACAGAAGACGGCACATACAAACCAACAATCAAAACTGTACCAGAAGCTTCACATGTTTCCATCTGGAACTTCTATTGGGACCCAGACGCTAACAACACAGAAGAATGTCAGTATGTCATTGAGCGTCACAAGATGTCGCGTACACAGCTTCGTGCTTTGAAGCGCCGCCCTCACTTCCGTAAGAATGTTATTGACCAACTCATCGAACAGGGCGAGTCATACGTTAAGAAGTATTGGGAAGATGACTTGCGTGACTACGCTCCAAGCTTTGCTGTTGACCGCTTTGAAGTATTGGAATATTGGGGCAACGTTGATGTTGAGTTGCTTGAAGAGAATGATATTGAAATTCCTGAAGCATTCAGAGATGGTGATGAGTTGCAAGCCAACATCTGGTATTGCAACGGTATGATTATCCGTTTGGTGTTGAACCCGTTCAAGCCTTCTAAGATTCCTTACTACGCTGTCCCTTATGAACTCAACCCATACAGCTTGGCTGGTGTTGGTGTTGGTGAGAACATGGACGACACTCAAACATTGATGAACGGCTTCATGCGTATGGCTGTGGACAACGCTGTGTTGTCGGGCAACCTTGTCTTTGAAGTTGATGAAACCAACCTTGTACCCGGTCAAGACATGTCGGTCTATCCCGGTAAAGTGTTTCGTCGTCAAGGTGGTGCTCCCGGTCAAAGCTTGTTCGGTACAAAGTTTCCTAACGTGTCGCAGGAGAACATGCAGTTGTTTGACAAGGCTCGTCAGCTTGCCGATGAATCGACAGGTATGCCATCGTTCGCACACGGTCAAACTGGTGTGAGTGGTGTTGGTCGTACAGCGTCCGGCATCTCCATGCTGATGAATGCGGCAGGCGGCTCCATCAAGACAGTGATTAAGAACGTTGATGACTACTTGCTTGCACCGCTTGGTAAAGCCTTCTTCAACTTCAACATGCAGTTTGACTTCGATGCTTCCATTCGTGGCGACTTGGAAGTTAATGCACGTGGTACAGAAAGCTTGATGGCTACTGAAGTGCGTAGTCAACGACTGATGCAGTTCTTGCAGATCGTTAGCAACCCTGCGTTGGCTCCGTTCGCTAAGATGCCCTACATCATTCGTGAGATTGCTAAGTCGATGGACTTGGACCAAGACAAAGTAACCAACAACATGGATGAGGCTGCTCGTCAAGCTGCTTTGATGGGGCCACCTCCTACACCCGTTGGTGCTCCTGCTGCTGGTGCTCCACCTGTACCGGGTGCTGGCGT